CGGCAAGCCGATGGGCCAGCTCGAGATGGCGCACTTCCTCGAGGACAACCGCCTCGACATCGCCGAACCCGACGCCGCGACGATCGTGGAGATCGCCAAGACCTTCGAGGCCAGCCAGGGCGTGCCGTGGAAGGCGAACGCGCCACGGATCCTCGCCTACCGCGACCGCCTCTGGGATTTGACGCATGCTGCGGCGCGCGCGAAGGCGCGCATCGACGAGCTGGCGGAGAAGCCGGCGAAGGATCCCGCGACGCCGAAGGAGGAGGCGAAGCCGTGAGCACGACGCCCCGCCAGAAGCTGAAGGCCAAGAGCCGGCGCTACGTGCGGACGCTCGAGCTCAAACTTGAGCGACTGCAGGCAGAGCGCGACCAGTTCGAGAGCGTGGCCCTACACGCCAACCGAGCCCACCGCACGCTGGAACAGGAGAACGAACGCCAGCACCACATCGTGCGGCACATCGTCCGCACGATCCTCGAGAGCAACCCCGCCAGCGCGCTGGTTCCGGTCGGCATGCACGGCCACCACGGCATCGGGCCAGACGACACCCGCGCCCACATCCGCAGCAGGCTGAGCGCACGCCTCATCGATACCTGCGAAACACTCGCCTGCAGCCCGATGGAGTTCGAGGACCTGATCGACCTCCGCATGCAGATCGAGGAACTGGACCCGCATTTTGACACCCTGATGCGCGTCGCCTTGATCGACCACCGCGCCGCCCAGAAGCACTGCGTCTGGGTCAAGTTCTCGCGCACGATGCTGCGCCAATTGACCGGAACCCGCGAGCGATTCTGCAGGGACATCGGAAACGAGTTGGCCGCCGGCCTCTACGAGCATCTCAAGAAGCAGGAGGCGAAGCCATGACATGGGCCGACGTCCAACGCCAGCTGACCGGGCGGCGCCTCGCCGTCTACGACGACCTGCTGCGCGGAGATCCGCGCGCCGTGGCGCAGGTCGAGGAGCTGCACTGGCTGCGGACCCACCGCCTCGCCCGGCGCGACGGCGCGGGCTGCTGGCACGGCGTGGACATGGCCGAGGCGCGGGCGGCATGGGAGCGGCACGGCGCCACCCCCGAGGCCCAGGCCACGACGGCGCAGGAGCCGCAGGCCGCGCCGACGGGCGAGACCCTCAAGCTCGAGCCGACCAGCCCGCGCCAGCGTCGCGCGGCGCCGCCGGAGGACGAGCCCGACTTTGAAACCCAACAGGCCGCGTGGGCGCGGCGCCCGGACCCCAGACAAGGAACCCTGCTATGAACCCCGACACCCAGGAAATGCAACGGATGACGGCCGATCGGATCGCCGCCGCCACCGCCGAGTTTTTCAACATCAAGCTCGAGGACCTGCGCGGCCCGAGCAAGAAGCGCCAGTGGGCCGACGCCCGCCACATGGCGGCCGTCATCATGGACCTCCGCTACGGGATCCATTACCACACGATCGCGCCCGCGCTGGGCCGCGGCGAGCACTTCGTCTGCAACGCCCGCGAGAGCGTCCGCAACCTCCGCGACGTCGACGCCACCTACAGGCGCCAGTTCGAGGCGCTCGAGGCATACATCGTCGCCGCGATGAAGCGCCGCCAGGTCGCCGCCTGATCCCGATGCGCCGCGCCCACCAGACGACGAGCCAGCCGCCCGCGCCTTCGATCCCGGCGCCGACGGAGCTGCGCTTTGTCGCCTGCCCGGAATGCGCGGCGCTGCTGCGCCCAGGACAGACCACGCTGCTGCCGATGCCCGGCCTCGGCCTCTTCGTGGAATGCCCGGCCTGCGGCATCGGCAGCCGCGTCGGCGAATGGAAGGAGGCGAGGCACTCATGAACGAAGGCCGACTGAGAGGAGGCGTCGTCAAGGGAGCCGTGAGCGCTTACTCACCCACGGGCCAGCGGCGCGTCCTCTTCTCGGTCGCCACGCGCGACTCGCGCCACGCCTCGAGCCTTTGGAACTGCGAGGTCGAGGCGGATCCCACGACCCTCGACCGGATCGAGGCCGCCGCGATCCCCGGCGCCGGCATCGACCTGCGCTACGAGCTGGCCACGCGGCCCTTCATCAAGAACGGCGTCCACACGGGAGAGATCCGCTTCCTGCGCGTGCTCGAGGCGGACTTCCCGCCGCGGGCCACACGAGGACGCGACGGCGCCCAGGAAGGGGAGGGCGAATGATCCTGCTGCTCTTCATCGCCCTGCACGGCTGCCCGCTGCCGCCGCCGCCGTTCGAGACGCCGAAGCCGGCGTGGCGGATCGAGCGCGAGCCGTGGCGGCGCAGCCCGAGAGGAGGGCCGCGTGAATGAGCTGGCACTGTTCGCGGGCGCTGGCGGCGGGATCCTTGGCGGCCGACTGCTCGGCTGGCGCACCGTCTGCGCCGTCGAGATCGACCGCTACGCCCGCGACGTCCTCCTCGCGCGACAGGACGATGGCTGCCTCGAGCCATTCCCCATCTGGGACGACGTCCGAACCTTCGACGGTCGACCGTGGCGTGGCCTTGTGGATGTCATCACTGGCGGCTTCCCGTGCCAGGACATCAGCATCGCTGGAAAGGGCAAGGGCATCGACGGCGAGCGCAGCGGACTCTGGCGCGATTTTGCCCGAATCATTCGTGAAGTTCGACCCGGACACGTGCTCGTGGAGAACTCGCCAGCTCTCACTTCTCGAGGGCTTGGACGAGTTCTCGGAGACTTGGCCGCGCTGGGGTATGATGCGCGATGGGGAGTGCTGGGCGCTATCGACGCCGGAGCGCCGCACCGCCGCGAGCGAATCTGGATTGTCGCCAACTCCAAGCGGCAACTGGCCAACGCCGACCTGCGCGGACGCCTACACGGACAAGCTGCGGTCGAGCCAGCAGAAGGATGGGTCAATGCACTCGGTCAATCTATCGCAAGCGGTGCGAATGTGGCCAACGCCGACCGTCCAGGATTCCAAGAACAACGGCGCCCCGAGCCAGATGGAGCGGAACACGAAGCCGCTGAACGCGGAGATTGGTGGATCGCTGAACCCGACGTGGGTCGAGTGGCTGATGGGGTGGCCGCTCGGGTGGACCGACTGCGCTGCATCGGCAACGGGCAGGTTCCGGCAGTGGTGGCGCTCGCATGGCGGCTGCTCGGACCAGGAGGGCCACGCTGAATGAACCTCCACAAATGCATTCTGCACCCCGGCATCCGAACCAGCGACCGCTTCGGGCGGTTGAGCTGGTTCCACCGGGACCTTTTCTACGGATTACTGAACGCCACCCACAAGGGCGGCTGGTTCGAAGCAAACGCTGGAACACTGAGGGCGGCGCTTTACGCGCCATGTCTGGGCAAAGTGCCGGAGCGGGATATCCAAGACGGCCTGCTAAAGCTGCGGGAAGTCGGCCTGATCAAGCTCTGGACGGGAAAGAACGGACGTGCCTACGGAGCCATCCTCAACCACCGGCAAAAGTTCGACTACGGCGAGCAGCTGCCGCCAGGAGCGGAGGCACCCGACGATGCCCTCGCGCTGGACTTCACCGCTGCCACCGGGTCGGAGGATCCCGACCCGCCACCGGATCCCGAGCCTCCTCCAGAAGGAAATGAATTGAATAGAATAGAATCGAACGCGGCGCAGCCGCGGGGATTCAGCGAGGAGTTCACCGCTGCATGGGAGCGCTACGTCGCGCACCGCCGCGCCATGAAGATGAAGCCGCTCCAGCCGCCCTCGATCGCCGCGCAGTTCCGGCGCTTCGAGAAGTGGGGCGAGGCCGCCACGCTGGCCGCGATCGAGGAGACCATCAGCAACGGCTGGCAGGGCATCTTCCCGCCGAAGGCCGGCGCCGCGCGCCGCGCCACCGCGCCCGTCCTCGAGGAATACAACCGCTTCTGATGCACTCCACCGACCCCCAGCCCATCGCCGCCGCCATCGGAGACTTCCAACTGCCGACGGGCGAGCACATCGACCTCGAGCAGCGCGCGCGCGACTACCACCGCGCGGCACTGATGAAGGACCGCCGCACCTACTGGCAGAGCCGCACGCCGCCCGAGTATCGGGCGCCGGAGAGCACGGCCGAGAACCCGCGGCACAACTTCAACCTTGAGCACCCCGCAATCCAGGCCAACCGCGCGCAGCTCGAGAGGATCCTGAGCTGGCAGCCCGGCAAGGTCGGCCTCCTCGCCTCTGGCCGCACCGACCGCGGCAAGACGCGCGCGATGTTCGCGCTCTGCCACCGGCTCCTCTGCGAGCAGGGGATCGACGTCGGCATCTGGCACGCGCAAGAGTTTTTCAGCGCGCTGCAGGCGGAGGTCCGCTACGGCACCGACGACGCCGGACACTTCATCCACCGTCAGGCGAGCCGCCCGGTGCTCTTCATCGATGACTACGGCCAGGAGGCGCTGCTGCAGAGCCGCGCCGAATGGAGCCAGGGCTGGTTCCTGAAGCTGGTCGACCACCGCGTGGGCCACGGCCTCCCGCTGCTGCTGACCACCAACCTGAGCGCGAAGGACATTGCCGGCAACCAGACCGACCACGCGGCCAACGCGCTTTTGCGGCGCCTGATCAACGTCGCCGAGCCGCTCAAGTTCACCTGACCACCAACCGATGCAAAAAGCGCAACAGTTCGAGGCGCCCGTGATCGGCGGCAGCCTGAATGGCAAGACGCTCAGGACCGCGCTCGGCAACACCACCGTGCGATGCCCGACGGGCGAGGTCTACACGCGCCGAACATTCTACCAGCTGCAGGGCAAGGCACTGATTGCCAAGCGCACACTCTTTGTGCTGGCGCGCATGACCGACGCCGAAGCAATGGCGATCTTGCACCGACCATGAGCGACCTCATCCGCATCCAAGCGCAGCTCGACGCCATGAGCAAGCGCCTCCGCGCCGTCGAGCGCTGGGTCAAGCCGCTGCTCGCCCTCGAGGGCGTCGACCAGCAGGTGCTCTGCGACCAAGCCGTGGTGGACTTCATCGCGCGCAACGCCGGCACGCGGCTCGACGTCGTCGCCGGATCCTCGCGCACGCGAGAGGCCACGGAGGCCCGCCGCTTTGTCGTCCAGGAGCTGGCGCACAAGGTGCGCTGGCCGGTCGCCCGGATCGCCCGAGCGCTCAACCGGACCGATCAGGGCGTGCGGAAAATCCTGCGCCAAGATGGGCGTTAGTTGCTGGGTTGGTTCACAACCAACGCGGTTGACCCCTATGCAAGCGCCTGAACATCTGCGCACAGTGCGCGCGCAGTGTTCAGCGACGCACAAAACGGGGTTTGCGAACAGCCGGCGGCGCCCGAGGAGCAGCTCAAGCTACCGGGCGCCGCCGAGCATTTCGCCGCGCTCGGCGTCGAGCAGCTGCCGGCCGGAGCAGCGCAGCTGAACCGCCGACAGCTCTCGTTCGTCCTCGAATACCTCCGCTGCGGCAACGCGCGCGACGCGGCCCGAGCGGCCGGCTACGCGGACCCCGACAGCGACGGCTGCCGGGTCCAGAAGAATCCAGCCGTCGCGCGCATGCTGGCCGCCGTGGCGGCGCCCGTGGCGAAGAACGCGACCCGGCTCATCATTTCCACGTGGGAGCGGCACGAGATGCTCTGCGGCATGATCCGCGACGAGCGCAACCGGCCCGAGACGCTGCGCAGCGAGGCGAAGCTGCTCCGGCTGAACGCCGCGGCGGACCGCACGGCGGCGCTGCTCGGGACCCTGCTCGGCAAGATCCAAGGCGTGCACGTGACCGGAGAGGTCAACCATCAGGTGGGCGGCTCGGTCCAGCACGTGCACGGCGCGGCCGTGATCCCGCTGCCGGCCGACGCCCTGCCGGCCTTGGCGCTCATGCGCCGGGAGAGCGTGCTCGAGCGGACGGCGGCGCCCGCGCTGAGGGAGGCCACCGGATGAGCGGCGCCGTGATCCAGAAGCCGCTGGCCGACCTCTCCGCCGAGGAGAAGCGGCTGCTGTCGTCGTTCTACGGCTTCTCGCGTTTCTTCCTCGGGATGGACATGGCCGACGTCGCAGGCGACGAGGTCGTGGCGGAGTGCCGGTCCCCGACCGGCGGCGAACTCTACTACCAGGTGCGCCGCTCGGACTGGCAACGCCGGATCCTGAACGCCGCCGACCAGCACAAGAGCAAGGTGACGGCGGTCACGTGCAACGGCGCCGGAAAGACCAGCCGCATCATCCCCGGCATGGTGCTGCCATTCATGGCGCTGAACCCGCGCGCCAAGGTCGTCATCACCTCGGGCGTGGACCGGCAGGTGCGCGAGCAGGTTTTCCCGCACCTCACCAGCCACGTGATGAAGCGCCTCAAGGGCTGGGACTACTCGGACACCAAGATCACGGCCCCGAACGGCGCCCACTGCGTCGGCTTCACCACCCGCGAGGGCGGCCACTTCGAGGGCTGGCACGGCAACCCGGACCAGCTGTATCGCCTGTTTGAGCACGACGGCCCGCTGATGATCATCGTTGACGAGGCGAAGTCCGTCGCCCGGCCCATCTTCCACGCCATCGAGCGCTGCACCCACCAGCACCTCGCGCTCGTGTCCTCGGCGGGCGGCCCGGAGGGCGAGTTCTACGACAGCCACCACAAGGCCGCCGGATCCTACACCGCCCGCTTCCAGATCCCGGCGTCGGTCTGCCCGCACGTGGACCACGCGAAGAACGCCGACCTGATCGCCCGCCGCGGGCTGGCCGACGCGCTGGTGCGCTCCAAGGTGTTCGCCGAGTTCATGCTCGACGCGGGCGAGACCGTCATCAGCCGCGCCGCGGTCGACGCGCTGCGGGCCAACCCCCCGCAGGCCCGCCGCTACGGGCAGGCCGACGAGGTCGTCTTCTGCGACTTCGCGGCCGGAGGCGACGAGAACACGATCGGCCACCGCGCGGGCAACGTCGTCCGGCTCGTGGCCGCGTGGACCGAGAAGGACACGATGAAGGCGGTCGGCCAGTTCATCCTCGAGTTCCGCCGCCTCGGCCTGCGCCCCGAGGACGCGGGCCGGATCTACGGCGACAACGACGGCTTGGGACGCGTGATGATCGACCGCCTCCACGAGCTGGGCTGGAGGATCCAGCGCTACAGCGCCGCCGACAAGGCCGGGCGCGAGGACGAATACCTGAACCGCGGCAGCGAGCTGTGGTATGAGGGCGCGAAGAAGATCGCGCAGCGCGAGTTTGTCCTCGAGGTCGATGACCAGACCGCGGCCCAGCTGGCCGGGCGCCGCGGATCCGTGCACGCCTCGAGCGGCCGGCTCCGGGTCGAGCCGAAGGAGGAGCACAACCACCGCCAGGGCTACAGCCCGGACCGGGCTGAGGCCATCCTCGGCGCCATGCTGACGGTCGGCGCGCACGTGCAGCAGCTCTCGAAGGACGCCTCGCCCTTCGAGCAGTTCGCCGAGATGCACCGCGGCGACGGAACCCTTGTGGCGGTCCCCGCCGGAATGGACGCCGGATGAACCAGAAACTCCTCAGCATCGTCCAGCAGGACCTCAAGGACCGCACCACATGGGCGGACCGCCAGACCGTCTGGTATGACATGCGGCACGACGGGATCCGGCGCCGGAACAAGCCGTTCCCGACCGCGGCGGACCTGCACTTCCCGCTAGTCGACGCGACGATCGACAAGCTCAAGCCGTTCTATTTCGCCCAAATCTGGGGCAGCGAGCTGCTGGCGAGCTTCATCGCGCTGCGGGCGCAGTCCCCCGAGATCACCCAGGGCGCCGCCGCGTGGTTCCACCACCAGATGGTGCAGGAGACCAACTTCTTCCGCGAAGGGCTGGCCGCCATCGACAACATGCTCCTCTCGGGCGTGGCGGTCATCAAGCTCTGGTGGGATCCGGCGGAGGGCCGGCTCGAGTTCGACGCGATCGACCCGCTCTACCTCGTGGTGCCGAAGAACACCACCGACCTGCAGAAGGCCGACCGGGTCACGCATGTGCTGCAGATGAGCAAGGCCGCCTACCAGCGCCGCACCGACTACGCGCAGGACGAGGACACGCTCAAGGCCATCTGCGGCAAGCCGCAGGACACGGCGACCAAGGAGCAGGAGAAGTATTCGCGCGAGGGCCTGACCTACTCCGCGCACGACGACCAGATCGTGCTCCACGAGGTCTGGCAGCGGGACGCCAAGGGCTGGACCGTCTCGACCTACGCGCCGCAGGCGCCGGACCGGAAGATCAAGGACCCCTACCGCTGCACCTACGCGTGCAACGGCAAGCCGTTCCTGCCGTTCGTGGAGCTGCCGATGGAGGTGAAGGACAAGGGCTACTACGCCAGCCGCGGAGTGGCCGAACGGCTAGGCGCGTTCGAGGCATACGCGAACCGCACGTGGAACGCGAAGGCCGACCACATGACCTTCACGGGGAACCCGCTGTTCACCCATGAGGGCAACGACCCGATCAACCTCAACAACGTCCAGCTCAAGCCGGGCGCGGTCGTGCCGCGCAACCTGCAGGCGGTCAAGTTCCCCGAGCCGGCCATGTCGTTCGACCAGGAGCTGGTCAGCACGCGCATGACGGCGGAATCCCTGATCGCCATGCCGGACTTCGGCGTGGGCCAGCAGATCAACACGAAGGAGCGGCGCACGGCGACGGAGGTCAACCGCATCGGGACCCTGATGGGCATGAGCACCGACCTGCGCGGCCGGCTCTTCCGCGGCCAGCTGGGCCAGCTCTACCGCTTCGCGTGGGCGCTCCTGCGCGAGTTCAAGAAGGCCAGCCTGTCCTACTACTTCGCGGACCAGCTGCAGGAGGTCCAGCAGGAGGCCCTGCACGACCAATACATGGTCGAGCCGGACGGCTCGCCGGACTCGTGGAACAAGCCCGCCCGCCTGCAGCGCGCCGTGGCGCGCTACCAGCTCCTGCGCGGCAACGAGTTCGTCCACCAAGGCGAACTGACCAAGAGCTACCTCGAGGAGGACGAGCCGCGGCTGGTCCGGCGCCTCTATCAGGATCCCAAGACGCGCATCGCCGACCAGCAGGAGGACCAGGCCATGGAGCTGGCCGCCCTCGAAAAGGGCTGGCCCGCGCGCGTGGTGCCGGCCGACGACGACCAGCTGCACCTGCAGGTGCTCACCGGGCGCATCGAGGCCATGCTCCAGCTTGGCGAGACGATCACGCCGGTCGGCTGGCAGCGCATCAACGAGCACATGGAATCGCACCTCCAGCAGCTCGGCCAGCGCAACCCGAAGGCGGCCCGGCAGGCGGTCGTGGCCGTCCAGCGCGTCCGCGCCGCGATGGCGCAGTTCTTCCCGCCCGCGGCTCCGGCCGCGGTCCCCGGCGCCCCGTCGCCAGAAGGAGTCCTCGCATGATCCGGCGCCTTTGGAATCGCCTGCAGCAGGTCCTCTGGCGGCGGTTGAGCGCCGCGCAGGATCCGCGGCTGGCCGCGATCCTGACCGCCCCGGCGCCCGAGGACGAGGTGCCGTGGACCGACGAGGACCGCGGCGCCCTGCTCGGTTTCCTGCGCTCGGAGGCCGGGACCAAGCTCCTGCAGATCCTGCGCTCGCGCGAGGAGCTGCTCAAGAGCGCGGCCTGCTCGGACCACGAGCGGCGCGTGGACCACGCCCGCGGCAAGGCCGTCGGCTACCGCCAGGCGGCGGCCACGCTCATCATCCTTTCGGCGCCACCTTCCCCGCCGCACCAAGGGGAGGAATCCGCAGCGGACTCGGACCGCGGAGCCGAGGCCCTGCGCCAGCAGCACTCCGCCTAGGAACGACACATGTCGAACCCGACCCAGCCCGAAACCACCACCTCTGACCACTCCGACATGGAGGCCATGCTGCGCCAGGCCGCGCAGAGGACCGACGACGGGGAGGCCGTTGACCTTGCCGCGCTCTCGGCCGGCGCGCAGAGTGATCCCTCGGGCCAGAACAAGACGACCGCGAGCACTCCGCCCGCGGCACCTTCCAACCACGCTCTGCAGCCGCAGGCCGAGGGGAAGCAGCAGGCCCAGCCCGGCACCGAGCCGAGCGCGGGCGACCAACCCGTGAAGGACAAGACCGGCAACCCGAGCCCGACCGCCTACGAGAAGGCGAAGCAGGAACGCGAGAGGAAGGACCAGGAGCGGTTTGACCGCAACTGGAAGCGCCTCGAGCAGGACCGCCTCGCCCTCGCGGAGCGCGAGCGCGCGCTCGCCGAGCGCGAGCGTCGGCTGCAGCAGGCCCCCCGGCCCGCCGCCAGCCAGCCCGAGCGCCCCGCCGCCGAGTCCGAGTTCACCCCCGAACAGTGGGAGAGCGCGGCCGAGACGTGGGAGAAGGCGGGCAAGTTCGACTTGGCCGACGCCGCGAAGGAGAAGGCCCGGCAGCTGCGCGAGCAGCCGGCCAGCCGACCCTCCGCCCAGCAGCGCCCGGCCCGCGAGGCCGCCCCGGCGCCGTCCTTCTCGCAGGATCCCGCGGAAACCCCGGACAGCCCGGAGTTCCGCACGAAATGGTCCGAGCACTTGGCCGCCCTCACGGCCGAGCACCCGGACCTGCGCGACCCGAAGTCGGAGCTCTACCAGGCGACGGCCCAGGTCCTGCGCGCGGATCCCCGGTTCCACCGGTTCAACGACGGCATCCGTGCCGCGTTCGAGGTCGCCCAGCTCACGCTCAAAGCCGGCAAGGCCGCTGCCCTCGAGGCCAAGGTGAAGGAGCAAGAACAGGAACTCGCCAAACTGCGCGCCGCGACGGCGCCCGGCACCGGCGGCCCGGAGAGTCAGCCCAAGGCCAAAGCCTTCGAGGACATGACCTCCGCCGAGCAGGAGAAATACCTGCGCGAGATGGCCGCCACCGCCGAACGCTGACGCCGCGCAGAGGAAACGAGTAACCCGTCATGGCCGTTACCACTCAGTCCACCCTCACCGACCTCTACCAGACCCACTTCTCGAAGAACCTCCTCGACCACGCGGTCCAGGCGCTGGTTCTCGACCAGTTCGGCATGCCCGCCGAACTCCCCAAGAACCGCGGCTCGCTCACGATCCGCTGGTTCCGCCCCGGCGTCGCCGACGCCTCGCAGGTGCAGACCCTCTCCGAGGGCACCCCGATCAACACGTTCCGCAACGTGACGTACTCCTACGTCGAGGCGACCCTCGGCCAATACGGCGAGGCCGCCAAGATCACGGACGTCGTCACGATGACGGGCCTGTTTGACGCGCTCAAGCAGTCCATCTCCACCATGGGTGACGACTGCGCCGAGCACGCCAACCAGATCGTCCGCAACGTGCTCGCCCACCAGTCCACCGGCCTGACCAAGCGCTACGGCCAGGGCCTCGCCGACTTCACCGCCCTCTCGGCGGCGACGAAGGCGAACGGCAAGATCGTCGCCACCGACGTCCTCGACGCCGTGACCCAGCTGCGCATCAACCGCGCCAAGCACATCGGCGCCGGCTTCGTCGGCGTCCTCTGCCCGCAGGTCGAGCGCGACCTGCTGCGCGACAGCGACGTCCTCGACCCGGCCAAGTATCAGGACAAGTCGGCCATCGCCAAGGCGGAGGTCGGCATGCTCCACGGTGTGCGCTGGGTGATGCATACCCAGCCGTTCATCGAGGACGAGACCGAGGGCACGTTCGACTCGACCGACGACAACGCGGACGGGCTGATCTACAGCACGTTCATCCTCGGCAAGGACTGCTACGGCGTCCCGAAGCTCGCGGGCACCCAGTCGCCGTTCAAGCCGTCGATCATCATCAACGACAAGCCGGACAAGTCCGACCCGCTCAACCAGTTCATGACCGCGGGCTGGAAGTCGTTCTGGGCCGCCAAGGTCCTGAACGCGAACTTCGGCATCAACATCCGCTCCAAGGCGACGTTCGCCTGAGCCTTCCCACCCGGCGGAGGCTGATCCCTCCGCCGGGTCCCTTTCCCGACACCACCACCGCCCCCTCTCCGCCCATGACCTCCCCCGACTTCAGCATCAGCGAACAGGCCGTCGCCCTCGACGGCGTCGCGCCGTCCCCCGGCGACTCGATCGACCTCGCCGTCACGGCCAAGGTCACGCGCGTGGAGGGCGGGCGCGTGTTCTTCGCCCCCACCGCCGTCAACGGCGAGCCGGTCCCCGGCGCCGAGGGCGGCACCGAGGCCCGCCCCGGCGAGCAGCCGCTGGGCGAGGACGAACTCCGCGCCATGGCCGCCAAGGCCGACGGCTCGGACGACATGCAGCGCATCTAACCGGAGGATCCCGCCATGCTTTCCGCCTTCAACGTCACCACCACCGCGCAGGTCGCCGTCGCGCCCGCGCGCTGGGACTTCATCGCCATCACGAACGTGAGCGACACGACCGTGTTCGCCAAGTTCAACGGCTCGAGCACCGCGCTCACCGCCGCCAACGGCACGCCCATCCTGCCCAACGGCACGCTCCTCCTCGAGGATCCCCGCGGCCAGGGCTACTACGAGAACGGCGTCGAGCTGATCCACGCCGGCAGCGGCAACAAGGAGGTCAGGATCCAGGCGCGCAAGCGCGCCGGCTTCTGACGAACCCACCACCCCGGAGGACCCACCATGAGCGGCATGTTCCCGCCCCCGGCGCAGCTGACGCCAGCTGCCGCCAGCGCGGCCGAGGCCCTCGCGGGCACCGACAGCGCGAAGTTCATCAGCCCCGCCACGCTCGCCGCGTCGCGGGCGCCGCTGCGCAACGCGCTGGCGCCGCGGGGAGGGGTCATGTTCGACGGGACGGCGAACGCGCGTGTGCTCGCGGCGCTTCCCGGGCAGCAGATCGGGCTCAACCCGTTTTCACTCGTCTACGTTCTCTCCGTTCCGGCGAGCAATCCGACGGCAGAACAGTTCGTGAGCACGCTCGGATACACGAACGGAAACGCGCCGTATGATGACGTGTTTGTGACCATCAACACGGTGGGAGCCCTCAGGGTAAACCACCGGTTCTCCTCTGCCGACAACGTGCTAACGCTTGCCAGCTTCGTCTCAAGCTATGCTGGCAAGGTGGTTATCGTCGCCTACTCGGAGTCTCCAACCGCTCGCAGCTTGTGGGTCAACGGCGTGCTCGCCGCCAGCGCGGGTGGACTAACCGGCAACGTCGGAACCGGCGGTTTAGTGCTCAACAGCCCAACCACGGGAAACCCCTTCACCGGCACCATCCACTCCGCCACCCTCTACAACCTCGCGCTCTCCGCCGCCGACGTTCTCGAAATCTACGAGCTGGGCGGCGCGGTGCCGGAGCGGTTCAAGTTCGGGTCGCAAAGCGCAGACCGAGTCACTACAGGTCGCGCTCTTTCCTTTGGTGCCACAGACGCCGCCGTCGGACTCAGCACCATCGGATCGGGAGGCAGTGGAATCGCCCAAACTGGCGTCGCCGGGGCGCGAACCGGTGGCTCGGGTGCGTTTTACCTTCGCCTCGTTGCGAACGGAACGGGGTCGTTCTTCACGTCGGCCGAGCTGGCGGCAGGAGCCGTGGCCATCGGTCGGGCGCTGCGAGTAACCGGATGGGGACGCAGGGCCTCCGCAGGTGGCACGCTGACGATTAACAATGTCACAGTCCCCGCGACAGCGGACTGGACCTACTTCTCCGGCGAAGGCGTCCAAGGCACAGCCCACAATGGCGCTCTTGCGGGCGTGATCGCATTCAACGGAACCCTGAACGACGAGTTCCATGTAGACGACGTCCGGATCATACCCCTCGGCGCCGTCGTCCACCTCCCGCTCAACGACGGAGCCGGCCTGCAGCTGCGCGACGATTCCACGAACCGCCTGCACGCGCTGATGACGACGACGGGCGTGAGCCACATCCTGCCGAAGCTCGGCGGCGCCTTCCCGCTGCGCTTCACGACCAGCACCAGCGGCAACCAGCAGGCGCTCGGCGCCGCGTGCGTGCCGCTCAACGTGCAGGTGCTGCGGATCCGCGCCCGGACGCAGTCGGGCACCTCGACCGTCAGCCTCGGCAACGCCTCCGGCGGCGCCCAGCTCGTCTCCGCCGCCGCGCTGACGACCGCGTGGTCGGTCCTGACGATCGTCGGCGGATCCCACATCACCTCGACCCAGAACCTCTGGGTGAACTCGAACAACGCGAACGTGATCGAGTGGGACATCGAGCTCGAGGAGCTGCGCGTCTGAGCGATCCCCAGGAAGCACCACCGTGAGCGCCGTCATTCCACCCCCCGCCACCTTGGCCACCCTCGCCGCCTCCGGCAGCGAGGCGCTGGCCGGCCTCGCCAACGCCCGCTACGTCACGCCGCGCGCCCTCGCCGAGAGCGCCGCGCCGCTGCGCAACGGGATCGAGCCGCGGGGCGGCGTGGCGTTCGATGGGACGAACGGCCAGCGCGTCACCTCGCTTCTCACTGGTCAGAACGTCGGCACCGACCCCTTAGCGCTTTCCCTTGTAGTGGACGTGCCGGCGGTCAACCCCGCGACGAGCTTGGGCATCGCGTTCCTCTGCGCCAACGGCCCGGCGGACAACGTGGGCCAAGCGAACACGTTCGAGGTCAGCATCACGACCGGTGGCAGTCTTCGCCTGTTTTCGCGGTCTGACCCGGGTGGCACAGGCAAGGCCGAGGCGAACGTCGCCAACAACCTTGTCGCCAACTGGGGAGGTCGGCGCGTTCACGTCGTCGTCGTCCGCAACGCCGTCGGTTCGCCCAGCGTCTACATTGACGCGGCGCTGCAGACGCTCACTGCCGAAGGGCTGGCTGGCGGCAGGACGTGGCAGACGACGGTGACGTCAAACTACCTGCAGCTTGGCTGGCACACCAGCTCCGCGCTCTTTGTCGGCCGCATCTACTCCGCGACGCTCTACAACCTCGCGCTGACTGCCGCCGACGTGCTGGAGATCTACGAGCTGGGCGGCGCTGTGCCGGAGAGGTTCAAGTTCGGGAGTCAGGCGGCACGCTACAGCTCCGACTTCAGCGCTGGCGTCAACAGTTGGGGAGCCGACAACTTCACTCCAGCAGGCAACATCGACGCCAACGCAGACGGCGCCGGAGTGCCGCCGAGCAACGACTGGCTGCGCGGCGTCACCGATGGGACCGAGCGTGCCTACATGTATACGGCGCCGATGACCAACTACATCGCCGGCTTTCCGATAAAGCTGCCGGGGTCTCGCTTCCGTGTGCTGGCAGACGTGTTCTGCGAAACTGCTTCAGGCGCCACCCACGCGGCCGTGGAAAATTTCGGCAATGGGTCCGCTGTTGCTTACGCACCCATCACGCCCGGCTCCGTTTCCGCGGTTAACGTGGAACTTACGGCGGGGAGCGCTGGGCTGCCAAGATTTACGGTATCGCTCAACACGGGAGGCTCCGGAAGCACCCTCTACCCGAGCGGCACGCGCCTCTACGTGAAGAACTTTCGAGCCGTTGAACTCGGCGCAGTCGTCCACCTCCCCCTCAACGACGGAGCCGGCCTCCAGCTCCGCGACGATTCGACCAACGCGCTGCACGCGCTCATGACCACGACGGGCGTCTCGCACGTGCTCCCGAAGCCCGGCGGCGCCTTCCCGGTCCGCACGACGACCAACACCAACGGCAACCAGCAGCTCTGCGGCGGATCCTGCGTGCCGCTCAACTGCCAGGTGCTGCGGATCCGGGCGCGCACGCGCAGCGGATCGGCGACCGTGAGCCTCGGCAACGTGAGCGGCGGCGCGCAGCTCGTCTCGAGCGCCGCGCTGACGACCGCGTGGGCGCAGCTGCCGATCGTCGGCACCAACCACATCACCACCACCCAGAACCTCTGGGCCGCGTCCAACTCCACCAACGTGGTCGAGTGGGACATCGAGCTCGAGGAGCTGCGCACCTGAACCGGAGACCCCCACCATGCCCGAGGATCCCATCACGCCCGAGGCGCCGCCGCCCTTCCCCGAATACGACGTGCCGAACATCGGCACCGTCACCGCCCACGAGGGCGCCTACTACCATGTCCGCACGCCCGACGGGCGCGTCGTCGCCTACCGCTCGCCCGGCGGCGCCCCGAGCGAACTGCTGGCCCAGGCCGACATCGCGCACGCGATCGCCAACCCGGAGGCCCTGCCGCCGCCGCCGGTCCTCTCGCGCCTGCGCTTCGTGATGGCGCTGCGCAAGGTGGTCGGCCTGAACGAGGGCGGCGTGTTCGCGCTGATCAGCCAGCTTCCCGCCGACCAGCAGGAGGACGCGCGCGACATGTTCGAGTATGCCTCCGAGTTCCGCCGCGACCACCCGATGATCGTGGCCTTGGGCGCCCTCAACGGCAACACGCCCGAGCAGATCGACCAGGTGTTCCGCGTCGGCGCCTCGCTGCCGATCGACTGACCATGCCCGACCCCCGTCACCAGATCCTGAAGGCCGCCGCCACCGCGCTGGTGGTCGCGGTCGTCTGCCTCTGGCTGCTGCTGGTGACGGGCTGCGCCACGACCCGGAGCGGGCAGGGGAGCCCGGTGCTCTGGTGGAACCCCCTCACGTGGGCCTCCCGCGCGGCGCCCGCCGCGGCCGACCGCGCGGCCGACGCCCGCGACGACGCCCAGGCCAAGGCCGACGCCGCCCAGGCGAAGGCCACCCACGCCGCGCACGTGGAGATCGCCAAGGCCGACGTCGCACTGGCCGCCGCCCCGGCCTCCCGCCCGGTCGAGGTCGCCCGGCGCACCACCGCCAACGCCCTCGGGATCCTCGACCAGATCCGGCCGCTGACCGCCGAGGAGGCCGCCAGCGTCCGCCAGCTCGTGGCCGACCTCCTCTCCGACAAGGCCGAAACCGTCGCGCAAGCGGAGCGCCAGCAGCGCGCCGCCGAGACCGAGCTGGCCCGTGCCGGCCGCGACCTCGACGCCGCCCGCCAGAAGCTCGAGGCCCGCGAGGCGGCGCTCGTGGCGGCCAACGCCAACCTCCGCGCCGCCTACGACCGGGAGAACGCCCTCGCCAACCAAGTGCGCACGTTCTGGTTCGTCTTGGGCGGGCTGGCGCTGCTGCTCGTCGGATCCCAGCTGCTGGCCGTGGCCGCCCGGTTTGTCCCGGCGCTGGCCCCGATCGCCACCGCGGCCAACCTCGTGACCGCGCCCGCGCTCGCCTTCGCCGAGTCCCGCGCCCGGACCGGCCTGCAGAAGGTCGGCTACGCCATGGCGCGAGCCCGCACCGCCCTCCCCGAGGCGGCCGACCGCCTCACCGAGATTTTCGACCAAGAGGCCGACGACGACCACAAGCGCGTCATCGGCGCCGCCGCCAACCACGCCCCCCGCACATGACCAACGCCCTGACCCTCACCGACCTTCTCGTCCTCGGTGGAGCCATCGCCACCGGCCTCGGCGCCGTCCAGATCCTGATCGCCATCGGCGATCGCTTCTGGGGCAAGCCCTCCCCGAAGGTAGCCGCCGAGCAGAGCGCGAAGTGCGGCCTCCAGCACGAGACCCTGCGCGGCGAGGTCGCGCAGCTCACGCGGACCATGAGCGAGCAGACCGCCGCCCTCAACCGGATGGCGACGGGCATCTCCGAGCAGGCGCACGCCGACCAGCTGCGCCACCAGGCGCTCTTTGCCAAGCTGGACCTCATGACGCAGCAGCACCAAGCGCTGCACACGGACATCCGTGACATCAAGCGGAGGGTCGAGGCATGAGCACCCTGCGCATCGAACACGCCACCTTCCGCGGCGAGCCGAAGCCGGCCGGCCGCGACAACCACGCCCACGTGGTGCCGCAGGACGACGTCGTCTACGACCGCTGCGTGTTCGACGCCAACGGCGCCAGCGAGGCGCTGAAGTCGAGCAAGCGCTGGGGCATCAGCGTGAACGGATCCGTGCTGCGCCGCGGCACCGAGGACTGCGCCGACCACGTGCGCGGCGGCTGGATCGATTACGCTGGCTGCACGTTCCAAGGCAAGGGTCGCAAGCTGACCATCAAGGGCGGCGTGCGCACGGTCCTCCTGATCAACAACCGCGGCTTGGACCTGATCGTCCTCGGCGACTACACCAAATACGACGCGAAGGCCACCTACCCGGACGGCCGCGAAGTGAAGGCCGGACCGTTCCGGCTGGCGCGCCCGCCCGTGCGAAACGTCACGATCGCGACGCCGTCCGACGAGCCCCGCCCGTGGGTCATCTGCCTGCACGCCGAGCGGCCGTTTGGCGACGGCCGCGTGGTGCAGATCCCGCGGCCGATCGTCGCCCTCTACTTCTGGCTGCGCGCCACGCTGTGGAAGGAGACGCAGCCGGTGCCCGCCGAGGAGTTCCACATCGACCCGAGGGAGATCGCCTGACCATGCCGCTCTACCGCTACCGCAACGAGGAGACAGGCGAGGAGACCTACATGATGCGCCCGATCGCCGAGCGCGACACCGTGCCGGGCTACCGCCGCATCTTCGAGCCCTGCACGCCCATGCCGCCGCCGGGATCCGGCCCGCGGCTGACGCTGCAGGCGCAGCAGGTCCTCGACGGCTACCGCAAGG